AAAGAGCTACAAATCCATTGTTCTCTTTATAAAAAATATAATTAAGGTAATCGGAACATTGACGTGCCATTTCATCGTCTTCTGGTCCAACACCTTCACAATTAAATACATTATCGCCAGCTGTAAAGATTCTCATTAAAGATGGCATGAGGCTTTCAACTGTATCTAATACATCATTAGATACCACTTGAGAACGACCTTCTTGTTCGTTCCCTAATGGCATTCCTAGGTAGTACTCTAAGGATTTTTTCCTTCGAGCAACTAATTCGCCTCCAATAAATCCAGAAGCGTTATGTAATTCTTTTCCTAATATTGCTAATATTTCTTTTTCTGATTTCATACTATATATTTGGTATCTACTTTAATTGGTTTATTCCACTCCGTCATATCAATCGGTTCAGATACACAGCCATATCGAAATGCGTCAGCTGCATGAGAACACCAATCGTGTAGAGGTTTATTTTTAAACACTTGGTTTTTATCATCCCATTGTTTTCGATATTGTCTTAATGCATCTAATCCTAGTTTACATTTTTCTCTATCAAAATAACAATGTGGTAATAAATTTCTCACAGATTCAATTCCGTGATCTACTTCTAACTTAGGAGCTACTTCAAAATCAATACCCAATTCATTAGCAACTTCCATTCTTGATTTACCTGTTCCTAATTCTCTAGCCATTATATCGTGTGGAGCTATGTGATTAGAATAAGCATATCCTTTTTCTTCAAGTTTATCTGCATAGTGTGCTAAAGATTCTCCTGAAGTTTCATAATAATCTATAAGGTGTATTTCTTTTCCCACTCGTTGAGCAAACCAAATTGCTGTTGAGTCACCTATACCTAAATCCCACCACGTTTCTACACCTACGTTACTATCCACAGGCACGGATCCGATTCTTCTAGAATTTTCGGCTTTCGTTATTAATCTTCCGTAATAACTTCCTGAGACCGCTGCAGTAAAAGAGCATTCGAACTCTTGGTCATACTGCTCTTCGGTCATTATGGAACGTGCCTGCGCCAGCTCCTCGTCTGGAATCACCTTGGTTTCTGAGGCTCTATAGATTTTACCCATCCAGTCTTTATGACCTCGTTGGGCGTAATCATAGACTTCCCAGAATTGATTATGTCCCATGGGTGTTCCGATAAACATAACCCATCCTAGTTTGTCTGATACAGCAGGTCTTACGATCTCTGTCCAAACTCTAGGTGACATAATTGCATATTCATCCATAACCACTCCGTCAAATCCTAATCCACGGATGCTGTCTGGATTATCTGCACCAAATATTTGAATACGACTTCCGTTAAATAAATCTATTCTTAATTCAGTCTCGTTCCTACTTCCTCCAAAATACATTAGAGGTTTCGTATAAAATTTTAAATACTCCCAAGCTATAGATTTTCCTTGTCTATAGGTAGGAGCTATGAAAGCCAGCAGAGCTCTCGGTTTTGCTGCTGCGGTTTTAATTAATTCGTTAATGGATAATACTGATTTACCGAATCGTCTGTGACAGACTAATACATTAAATCGTTTTTTATTATCGTGTACTTCTAATTGATAAGGTCTTGGCTTATAAGGAATTTCAATTCGCTTAATCTTTTTGCCATTGGACTTTGATTTCGATTGGTTCATCTGATCCTATTCTTGCTGTTGAAGAAGCTAACCTAGGATGAATATATGGAGCTGATTTTTCAGCAGCATACATCTTTCTCTCAGGTGAGCTCATAGGATTATTTAACACAGATAACATATAATCTAAAGGGGAATGTTGATATTTCACAGACATCTCATCCATAGATTTCCATTTAGGTTTTGTGCTTTTAGAACCTAATGGTCTTCCAGCTCCTTCACGTTTTCCACCTTTATTAGAAGGTTTTTTGCTTCCTAAGACTCCCCAATAATTAGGTTTGTCTAAAGGACCTTCTTCTTTAGTTTCAACTTTGTTTTCTTGTGTTTTATCTTCACTCATTAGATGATCTTTCTTCCTCGTTTATTAAATTGTCTATATTGAGGAAATTTTAAACCCTTCTGTCTTTTAGCAATACCTTTAGCTCCAGCATATAAACCAGCTGCAACTAAACCTGTACCAGGAAATCTTAAAGCTAGTTTACCAGCACCAGCTGCTAAGCCTGTTGCTCCTTTTAATATTTTAACAGAAGGGCTAACATATCTTTTGTAGTTTCTAGCAATTTGACCAGCAGCTTTTCTTCCCTTAGCTTTAGCTTTGGAATACTTAACTACTGCTTTACCGCCTTTCCAATTTCCATTAACATTTGCCATATTAGTATTTTACTTTCTTTTTTTCTTTTTGTTTTTTTTACGAGGTCTACCTCTTTTAGACCCGTATGTTCCTTTTCCTTTTGGCATATTTACCTTTCTATCTCCCTTTTTTCTTATTCTTTTTTTTGTTCTTCTTTTTCTTTTGATTTTTCTTCTTCTTATTTTTTTTCTTTTTCATTATCTTAATAGTCCTTGCATCGCAGCTTGTCTTGAAGTTGGCATAGGCATTTGACCACCACGTGGTTGTCCCATTTGTGCCATCTGTGGATTATTCGCTGCTTGTTCTAATAATCCAGCTTGTTTCTTTGCCATTTCTGGCAACATCTTAGCTCTTATAATTAAACCCAATTGTTGTCCTTCTTCAGGAGTTAATTGGATAATTTTATCTGCTAATTTTTCTAATGATCGTTTAGCCATTATAGTACTGTTTTATAATCCTTCAGTTTAGCTTTTGCTCTGAACTTAGGATTCTTTAAATTTTTAATAAACTGATCCCGTTTCTTCCAGCTCTTTTTTAAAGTTTTAGCTGAAAGACTACTGATGACTGTATAAGGTAATCCTAATGGATATTTCATTATACGCAAGCCACAAATACTTCTAGATCGCAAGCGGCAGTATCTGCAAGTGCAGTAATATTTACCAGGTCCCCCAAGGAAACTGTTAATCCTGTTCCGTCTATGCCATCCATCGTATCTACGACTCCTCCTGATAGGTCGCCATTGTAGATAAAGGATTGTCCTTTGTCTAGTTTAACTGCGAACTCATCATCGTTTTCATTTTTGAAGGTAAGAGT